AACCTGTTCCATACCCACCACCACCTCCACCAGCAACAACAAGGTACTCAACAGCGATAGTCGTGGTATACAAAGGCCAAATATTTTGGCTACGTGCTAACTGCGCCTCTGTCAGTGACCAGACACCCTTGGCTGAACTTAAACTTGGGATGTTTGCGGGGCCGATTATCCCGCCGTTACCTCTAGGCATGGCGACTCCTAGCTAATATCTTCGTAAGAGCAAACAACCTTCAAGTCGCTAGACGTTCCAGCCGTAGCACCTAATGAGCGATCTTCCTCTAGGTAGATGTAAGCGTCTTTATCAATCACTACCAAAGTAGAGTCAGCAGGAACTACAACCGTAGACGCTATCTGTGTGGCCGTACCACCTAGCGCAGCAGCAGAGTAGTAATTGATCGTGATCTCTGCGTTGCTAGTTCCGTCTACGTTAGAGACATACAGCGAGTTGATCTTCAAGACCTTGCCGGAACTTGCAGCGTTACTAAGGATCGAAGTCGCAGAGGTGGAAGATAAGTCAACCGTAACGGTTTTGCCGTTTATGGTTGTCGGTGAGAGTAGGTTTGGAGCTGCCATGTTTGTTCCTATCCGAAAATCATTGCTGCTGTCACAGGACTAAAGCCACTACCACCGGATGCGGTAGACCAAGACAAACCACCAGACCCGTTACTGGTTAAAACCTGCCCGTTTGATCCGTAGCCTGTAGGGAATGTGTAGGTGTTTGTTGAAGTTGACTGAGAGGAGTTAGCCTTCAATCTTAGAATCTTGATGCCGGATACGTTGGCAGAGTAAAGCTCAAGATACGGATCGTTTCCTGTTCCCTGTTGAATAGAAACAGAATCGCCAAAGATTGCCGCACCAGCATCAGAAAGGCTTGCGTATGTATTGCCTTGAATTAGCTTTCCAGTTGTTCCGTCAAACCTTGCAAAAGCGTTATCAACCGCAGAAGCAGGGCCAACAACATCGCCAGTACCACCTGATGCCGACAAGGTTCCAGCAGAGTAAGTAAGGCCGGAACCTACTGTGACATTGCTAAATCCACCAGTTCCATTGCTCCCCAATAACTGAGAAGATGTTCCGCTTGTTGCAGGAGCGTAGTCAGTGCTTGATACTGCCGCAGCTATAACGCCTGATGAGGCTTTTAGCAGGCCCGTGGTTGTTGCAGCCTTTATTAGCTTTCCTGTGGTGCTATCAAAAAGCGCGATCTGGCTATCAGTCGATGAAGATGGGCCTACAACATCACCAGAACCAGAAGCAGTAGAAGCAATCGTAATGCTTCCATTGCCGTTCGTAATAGTGATGTTAGAACCAGCAGTCAGAGTTGATTTACTTAGCAAGCCTGTCGATGTATTACCAATCAGCAACTGACCATCTGTATACGATGACTGACCCGTCCCACCATTAGCGACCGGAAGGGTTCCAGTTACGCCTGTCGATAAAGGTAATCCCGTTGCATTGGTTAGCGTACCGGAAGAAGGTGTCCCTAACGCTCCCCCTGGTGCAACATAATCAGTACCAGCAGCAGCATTAGCAAACCCACCAGCATTGTTACCCTTTAAGATCGCTGTTCCGGTTGTCGCAGGTGCGTAGTCAATGCCAGAAGAAGCAGTCGAAAAGGCTCCAGCACCGTCACCCTTAAGAATCCCTGTCCCTGATGTTGCGGGAGCGTAGTCCGTACCTGATGTGGCTGCGTAAATAACACCGCTTACAGCCTTCAATACGCCCGTTGTAGACGCCGCCTTTACTAACTTCCCTGTAGTACCGTCAAACAATACGATTTGATTAGCTGTCGCGGAAGATGGGCCTACAACGTCACCCGTTCCAGCGGGAGACGCCCAGGTAAGCGCAGTGCCGTTCCAACTTAAGTAAGTACCTGAACTTGTCGGAGCGGTAACAAAATCAGTCGACCCAGACCCAGTTTGTACGGCTATTCGGTTAGCAGCACCACCCGCAAGATTAGTCGCCGTGGTTGCGCTTGTCGCGGATGTCGCGCTTGCAGCAGCACCCGTAATATCAATCCCCCAGGTTCCACTAGCACCAGAACCCGTCAATGAAGGCACACCGAGGTTCGTACGGGCATCTGCCGCAGAAGATGCACCTGTACCGCCATCAGCCACAGCAAGGTCTGTAATGCCCGTTATTGAGCCTCCAGAGATGGAGACCGAGCTAGAGGTTTGCGTAGCCATGTCTCCGAGACCGAGATTCGTTCTCGCTGTAGAAGCAGAGGCTAAGTCAGATAGGTTGTTCGACCGATAAGCGTACGTCGTGTCTTGACCTGTCGCTGTAACACCTAAGTTCGTCCTAGCGTCGGCAGCAGAAGATGCGCCTGTGCCACCGTCAGCAACCGCTAGATCGGTAATTCCTGTAATCGACCCACCTGTAATAGAAACGCTTGATGCTGCTTGCGTTGCAATCGTTCCTAGACCGAGGTTTGTGCGAGCAGACGAGGCAGAAGAAAGATCAGAGAGGTTGTTAGACCTAAAGGCGTAGGTTGTATCCTGGCCTGTCTCAGTAACCCCTAAGTTAGTCCTTGCGTCTGCTGCCGTGGCTGCCCCCGTACCGCCTCGCGCTACAGACAAAGTTCCTGTAGTACCTGCAACGATAGGAAGGCCAGTAGCATTTGTAAGGGTTGCCGCTGAAGGTGTGCCAAGGTCTGGCGTTGTTAAAGCTGGAGAAGTCGCTCGTACTACATTGCCCGTCCCAGTGATTGCAGAAAACGATAAGTTACCTGAACCATCTGTCGCTAAAACCGTGTTCGCAGATCCATCGGCAGAGGGAAGCACAAACGTGAGATTGGACGCAAGCGACGCAGCAGACCTTAGTTCCGTGTAGTTAGAACCGTTGTCTGCATCCTCACCAAGTCTTACTCGGCCTGCGTTAGCCGTAACACCTGAGACCGTAAGGACATCGTTCGTTGTAAAGGTGTCGCCATCAAGTCCAGCTTGTTGGTTCTTAAGCTGGCTCATCAGCTCCCGAATAGCGTTGTTGATGTTACTAGGCGCACAACCCTCGGCAATGTCGATACCGTCTATGTCGGTGTTATTGCCTGGAGTTGAGGAAAACTCACTTATTTTCGTCTTAGCCATTACTCAGCCTCTTGATTCGAATACAGCAAGCCGCGCATTGCTGCTGGCGTACTGTAGATTGTAGGCGTTCCTCGGCCTATTTGCCTACCCATAAGCACCTGATTGCGTAGATTCTCTACGTTTTGCTGCATCATTCGCTCCGCGCCAAACCTAGATGCAGCCCCAACCGTAGGAAGAACGGCTGCGCCAAGAGGCCCGCCAAACAAATAACCCGCTCCAGTAGATAAACCACCAGATACAACGCCTGTTGGAGCTAGCTTGCCAAGGTATCTAAGGACGTTTTGTATATCGCCACCACGAGCAACATACTTGATAGCCGCCTGCTCTTCGCTATTAAACTGACTTAGCCTGTTTTTGTTGTTTGCTAACTGCCTAAACTGCGTCCTAAGCGCGTTCTCCATGCCGGACTGCGAATACTGAGAAGCTGAAGTCGTTGCCTTTTCTATGATGTCGTCTAGCGTCTCTGTCTTAACGCTTCTCGACCATAAGTTCCTGGCTGTTTTAAGTGCGGTAGACCCAGCAGCCGCATTACCACCAATCAAGTCAGCCTGACCAAGATTCTCAACGTAATCATCCAGCTTGGAAATAATCATGCGGCCGAGCCTGCGCTCGTCTTTTTCTAACGATCCGGCAGCACTGCTTGCAACGCGCCTCAGAATCTCTAACTCGTCTAATGTCTTAGGTGTTTGCCCTTCAGTCTGAAAGCGTCTAAGGACAGCCGCTACTTTAGGATGCAGGTCTGCATCAAAACCAGCAGACTTAACGGTAGTTTCAATGTCTGTTAAACGCTTTTGAAAGCTATTAGGCTGCACGATAACGCCGGCAGAAGTGGCAACCTCGTAAGCTGCCCTAGCAGCGTCTTTAACCGACTCTTTTGTTGGAACTTGAGGCTTCTCACCACGCCTAGCACCAGCAACACCACCCGCAACAATGTTGGCAAACATGCCAGCAAGCGGTGAGTCTGTTGCGCTCTCTACAGCTTCGCCTGTCGCAGCACCTACAGGAGCGGCAACCATTTGAGAACCTGGGGCAGCAGCCATTTGCGTAGAAACCGCTCTACCCGTTGGAGTTGCCGCAACCTGACCTAAACGCATAAAACCAGGTATTGACGCAGCCGTACCGCCTAATGCGCTAGATCCTTGCGTAATCATGCGTTCTGGCGTTGTTTCCGGTTGCGGTAAACCAATCTGCGTAAGCAGGTTAGAAATAGCTTGAGAAGGTGTTACTTTTAACTGGTAATCCTCTGGGGCTATCGCGTTGTAAGCCTGTGAAGTTAACTCAGCAGCAGGAACGGCCAAAGATCCAGCAAGCATACCTACAGGGCCAAGAGGAGCACCAAGAGCAGCACCCATCATTGAAGGGGCCATACCTCTAGCCACAAGCCCAGGGATACGAGAGACACGCTCTTCTATAGGCCTATCTACTGGTTGTCGTCTAGCAATGTACTTAAGACCAGCATCAGAAACCTTAGATAAGTCGTTATTGGCTAACGCCTCAAGGTCTGCATCTGATAGCTTGCTTAGATCAATAGCCATCACTATTTCCTTTGCTTTCTTCTCTCAAGCTCTTGCCTAGCGGCACTACCAAGATCACCAGGGGTAACTTGTTGCTGCGTCAAAGCCTTTGGCATTTGCGAGAAAACGCTGTTAATTGTTTGGTTTCGCCCAAAATCTTGTTCGTAAGCGTTTTTGGTAGCACCAGACGTTTCCAACAAGAAATTGTCAAGCTCAACCAACTGCCTTTTAAGCTGATCGTATGTTTGCGCTTGAGATAGGCTAGCAATAAGGTTTTCAAACCTCGCGCCTTCTCGTTCTGTAACCGCACCAACAGCCGCACCCGTTGGAGATGCAGCCCTCATTTCGTTGATGTTGGCTACAAAACTGCGATTCTTTAACTTATCAAGGATTGCTTTTGCATTGGCAGCCTCAGTTCCAGGAACAGCAGAAATCAACTCGCCTCCAAAGCCAGAAGCCGCTCTCAATCCAGCATCATTATTAATCAAATTTCTAATGTCGTTTTGCGTATCGCGGTAAGTCCTGAGCATTGATACCGTTGCGTTCATTGCTTGCGGTTGCTTAGACTTAAACTCATTACGCATTTTTGCAGGTATCGCCGCATTTACAACAGTCGGGTTATCTACCGTTGATTGTGTATAAGCAGGCTCGTTTGGCAATGGTGCTGGCAATGCTTGCTGTGGAGCGGCTTGAGATGGTTGCTGAGCGGCTTGTGGCGTTGGTTGAACCTGCTGCGCAACAGGTTGTGCGGTTGGCTGAAGTGTCGGCCTAACTGCTGGTGGTTGAGTCGTTTGCCTAGCCGGAGCCACAAGAGCCGGTCTAGCTTGAGGTACTGGCCCTGTTAAGCCTGTTTCTGCCTGCAATCGTAAGTTGTTTTGACCGGCGTTTGCTGCATCAATAGCATTTGGCATTTGCGAGTAATTGAAAGCCTCGGCTAATTGCTCTCCGCTAAGATTTGCCTCTTCTACGCCAGGAAATCTAACGGCTGCGTAAACTCTACCAATCTCGTTTAATCCTGTTTTGCCGCCTACCTTATGCTCAACAACCTTTTGGCCTGTGGCTGGGTCTAAACCAATAACCTTTCCATCTACTGATTGGAATGTAAGATTTCTTTCGCCGCTAAATACTACTCTCGGCTCTTGATTTGGCGCAATAGCAACGACCTGATTGCCAATTATCTTGTACTGTGGCGCGTTAATGCCAATCTCTGTTTCTGCGGCCTTTATTAGGTCTGCGTATTGCTTAGGATCTAACACCTGACGAAGCGCGGCAGCAGATTGCGGGTTAATTGCTCGCGTAATCTGCCCAGGCATACGCGCCTCTGGCATGACATTACCTTCTTCATCCATTGGAGCCGGAAGAGGAATTTGCGCTCCAGGAGCCTCGGTGGTTTGCACAAGCTTAGGCAACTCTTTTCTAGCAGTTTCCATTGCTTGTTGTTTGCGAGTCATCTCAGCAAGTTGCAATCCAGTCATCCTATCCTGCACCGCTTGCTGCATTGCACCACGGTAGGCTTGCTGCCCAGCCATCAACCCCTGACCAACAATCTGCCCGATATTCTGGCGTTGTGCAGAAGGCCCAGAAGCCATAAGTAAACCAATGCCCGTCCCTAATAGACCTTGACGCTGCGCTTCTTGGCGAAGCCTTTCTGCGTCGTCTGCCCCCATGAGTTGCCCCATGTAAGACGGTTGACTTCCAAACAATCGAGCTAAGTATTCGTCCATCTTGCCCTCACAACAGAGAGATGCGCTTGCGTTGCACTGGTTGAGCGAGCAACGAGTTGAAATCTACACCCTGCGGGACTTGTCCGCGCTTGATGCCTGGAGGAGGTGGTGCTTGCGGGGCTGACTGCTGCATCATATTCATGCCTTGCATACCCATACGCATAGCCGTAGGCGATCCAGAGGAAAAAGCCATTTTAGCTAACGGGCCACCAGCACCAGCATAAGTCGCAGAACCACCTGTAGACATAAGTCCAGGTAAACCAAACTCACCTGTCTGCGCTGCAAGCATTGCCGCCTGCTGTGACCCCATTGTCATACCAGGCAAAGAACCGTAGGCAGTCGCTAAGAATGGGTTAGCAGTGCCAGCGGCAGCGGCAGCAGTACCAGCAGAAGCGGCAGCCTGAGAAGCAGCGGCAGCAGTAGCCATCTCAGCAGCAGCGGCAGCAGCAGCGGTTTCGGCTGCACCAGCAGCAGCAGTAGAACCGATAACCTCGGCTGCAATAAGAGGTTCTACGCCGCTCACGACAACAAAGCCTTTCCTGCTAGTGCTGCACCAAGTACGCCTGCAAGCGGGTTAGAGTAACTAGGCGAAACCGTCTGCATCCCCTGTGGTGCACCAAAGGAAGATGAGAGGAATGACTGTAAGGCTGCATAAGGTGCTTGCTGTTGGTAGTTGAATCTCTGAATAGCGTCTTGTAGGGCTGCTTGTTGATAACTCTCTGCTGTCTGACCCGCCTGAGCAAGTTGTGCAATGTCCGTGTAGTCCTGTGCAGCCAAACCTGGAGCAGCACCGATTGCCGCCTGTTGCCTACCTCTTTCTGCTTCGTAAAGGTCAAGCCCCATACCGAGTGCTTGTTGCTGTCTAGCCCTCTCTGCTTCGTAACCGGAATAACCCAACTGTGCAGCCTGCCCTGCAAGCGCGTTAGCAAGTGCGCCTTGTGCGCGTTGCTCTTGACTCATTAATGCTTCGTTAGTCCCGTAACGTCCTGCCTGAGAAGCGCGAGACCGCATCTGGTTGATTGCGTCTTGGTACTGAGTTGTTGCTGCTTGGAACCCAGGCTGTAAAGCAGATGTGTAGTACGGGTTCTGTCCGAGATAACCACCTGCAACCGTATTAGCCAAGACAGGACTGGTTGCCCCTGCTAATGTCTCAGCACGAGAACCACCGAGCGTCGTTGCTAACTGCTGTTGCGCTAAAGGCACAAGTGGGTTGCCTTGCATAGCCCTTGTTTGCATCGCAGAGAGCGCAGATTGCGTCTGCTGAGACGGGCCTACATAGGTCTGGCCTGTGTAAAACTCAGGCGCACCTTGTTGATAGAGCCTTTGTGCTTCCTGTAGTCCATACTGGACATACGGACGCATTGTCGGGTCAAGTTCGGTTCTCGTTACCGTGTTTGTAGAGCCACCAGCCATGTTAAACCTCTCTCACCCACTTACGGGGTCTAAAACCTAACGCCTTAGCCTTGCGATCCCAGCCTTTACGCCACGAATCAAAGCTGATAGTTTTCGCGCCGCCACTTCTCGCAATGCCGAGAACATGATCCAAGCCTGCACGACTATCTCCCTTGCCATAAGCGCACCAAATATGCAAATTATCGCCGATAGGCTGCAAAACAACAAAGCCCACAACAGAGTTATCCTCAACAAACACCCAAAGAAGTGATCTTCCCGTAAAGCAGTCCGAGTAAATGTCCTCAGGTATCCACGATTCTGGGCTTTTCTTAAGGATGACTTCCAATCCTGGCTTGATGTACTGCCAGACACCCCTAAGCTCGTCTTGTTTGATGTATTGCACATTCATCCGACCACCACATATCCGTATGTCATATCAGACGTTGAATTAGGATAGTGCGTAACAGTCGCAGAACCGTTCGTTACGCTTGAAACGTAAACCAATGGCCCATCAGAGATGTGTTGCATCGTCAGAATAACCGACGGTGTTGCCGGTCTTGTCGGGCTTGACTGTGTCCCTATGTACTCTAGCCTTACTTGTGTGCTTGTTGCGGCCCAAACAAGTTCAACATAGTCATTGGCCACGAGATCAACAAAAAGGTTAAGCGCAGCAATCAAGTGCCCGTCTGTTCCGCCGTGAGAATTAGGAATCGAGAACTGAGAATTGGAGTTAGTAAGGTCAGTGCCGTTTTTTCTCAACCACAAGTCAGCGTCCTGGATCTGCGTGTCAGCGTTTGCAAACTGCACAGAAAACTGAAGGTTGTACTTCCCCGCTGCCCTGACGTTAATCCGACTTGAGTTTGATAAGTAGACGTTGTTGCTCAAATCCGTATTGGAAAACGTGACTGCATAGGATGCTGTCGTGCTTGCAGCCGTTTGGTCGTTAACGTCGAAAAAAGAGCCGTAGGGCAGTCCACTCACATAGGCAGCAGCAGAGTAAGGGATAAGAATAATCTTGCTCTCTACCCCTATTCTCGCGTCTGTAATCGTGGTTGTAGTGGCATTTCCTGTATTGAGCGTTACCGTTCCGGTGTTATTTGTCTTGCCGTCCATGATGCCACGGACAATCTCAGCAACGGCTCTCTGATCGCCACCAAACGGAGGCAGCGTCCTGAAGATCATCGCATACCCTGCGGAACGATAGTTACATCTAAACCAACCGCAGACGACCAAACGCCAGAAGGTATTGCTTTAATCCGATGATAAGTTCCCGCTGAACGTAATCCGATGCGGTTATCGTCGTTGCTCGTGTAAGTAGAACCCGTAAAGTCTGTCTGTTGGTTTAGCCTACGTCTTGAGTTGACCTGTACAGAACAAGTACCGCCGTCAATGACAGGTCGAATCAATGTCATCACTGAAGGCATGTCGTTCAGAGATAAATCAGGCGTAACGATATTCGCGGTTAGGTTAGAGCCAGAAAACGCAATGATCTTTGTGCCTAATGTCCCTGTTAGCAAGGTCGAAGTCACCGTATAACCAAAGGAATCAAGGCTTGCTGGTAGAGAATCAAGACCACCAAAAGAGTCTAGCTGCTCTAAGGTTAACCCTGAAGATGAGGTCGTCGTGATTGCTGTCGACGAAGCAATGGTATCTGCGTTGATCTCAGCGTACGACCACTTAGAGAGGTTGAAGTTGTAGATCAAGAGCGCAGTCGTTTGGTCTACGGTCTTGAAACACCATATGACAAGGTTCTTAAGCGGGTCTACAGCGGCAGACATCGTGGATAACTGAGATATGTCCACGTTATTAAAGAACCACCTATCTACCTTTTCAACCGAAATAGACTTAACTTCCTGCCCGTTCGTGACATAAAACCCGTCGTCAGACAAAAAGAAGCTCGAACCTGCGTACTGAATGATTGAGTTGGGCTCCATGCAGCCCAAACCCCTCGAAATAGTGTCGAATTGGAATACAAGCGGGCTTCCAACATAGGACATACGGACAACCGCGCGATCCATGAACACAATGCCGTACTCACCGCCCGTTAGACCCTTGACGTGTCCACCATCAGGTATGTCCTGATAGTCCGCTTGTGTTGTCGCGGCAGGAGTCCAACTTGTCTCGTCTCCTAACGCGCACCATTCCACGCGATTAGGGTAGACCGTTGAACCGTTGTTAAAGCCAGCAACTACAAAGTCCCTGACCGTTGTGACATACCTAGACTTAGGCGCAGCAGCACCAAGGTCTGCAAATAGGGTAGACGAACCCATGAGATAACCCTGGAGTCGATTACCTCCATTAGCCGCAATCACTCGATTACCAAACTGAGTAAAACGCCACTTCTGATCCGAAGGCGTTGTATACCCTCCAGACTGCGAGACATCAGTAAGGTTTAGGTTCGTGCCTAGCTTAAAGAGTTTTGTATCACCGCCAGCAAAGACCGTTACCGCCTCGTCCGGAGCAGCCGCAGCAGCAACCGAATTAAGCGTTTCTGAAGCCGCATTGCTCCACTCACTAGGCGAAGATAGAGGGCCATAACCTACCTGTTGGGGTATGACGTTCTTGGCATCAACAAGGGCTCCTGCTACCCCTGGTTGATCCGGCAACCACTCACCAAAGTTAATTCTCATCGCTTGGCAAGTGTCATGGCTAGAGGCACACCCGAATACTGACTCTCTTCGTCGGATCGGGTTAATGCAGCAATCGCACGATCATAAAGCGCACCCCAGGTCTGTAGCCTGGGATCGTTCATGAGATAAGGTTCAGCCTCGCCCAATGACCCGTAGAGGAGTGCATCCGGACAGGTCGTAATCCAGAGATTTGTCGGGGCTGCCGTAGATAAAAACGCAGGGGCTGCGTAGTAGAGAATCTTGATGTCGTAATTGCTGTCAGGAATTGGGGCAAACTGAATCGATGACCCGATGATCGTGTAGAAAGCTGGTACACCACTTTGGTTCGTCCGACCGTTCCGAATAAAGATGCTCGGCGTTGCGAACGTAACTGGGAAATCGGGGTCAGAGTCAACGTACACATCCCTTGCTTGCAGGAAGTCGCTAGGGAGGCTAATTGTCGAGACTCCACCTGTCGCCGTGATCGATGCTTGCGTAAGCATTTCGCGCAGGCGTAGATCTCTACGGAGTCGAATCTCTGCGAGTTGGATGAAGTCAGGGATCGCGGAAGTAAGATCATCTCGTGAGAGATAATTAGCTATGGTCGTCTGTAGTTCGCTGTAGGTGCTTAGGGCCATATTCGACATCGCTCCACCGGTATTCGTGCGTCCCGATGTGTCCTATCTCGAGGCTCAATTCGTGATCCACGAAAGTCTTTATCCCATGATCTAAGGCTTTCACGCAAAAATGCACATCTTCGCCAATTAGACCACCCGCCCCCCATACTACATCAAACCACGGTTGCGGCATAGCCTCAAACACAGACTTGTGGGTCAAGACAACCCCAAAGCCTACAGCAGTCACCTCTTCGATGCCCTTCTTGCCTCGACTCTCGATCTTCTCAAAGATCTCTTTATCTTGGTGAAAGTTAATCGCTGTTGGTAGAACGGGCTTTCGTCTTGTGACAGCATTGACCCCGACAATCTTTTCGCCGTGGGCTAGCAGTCTCTCTAACGTGTTCTTGGGGAATCTCATGTCCGAGTCCACCCAAAGGATGTACTCAGCACCATCGGCTAACGCTTCCTTGGCTAATGACTCTCTCTGACTGAATATGAGAGTGCCTGGTGCGGTATACAAGAGGAACGAACCTCCCGTTAACGCGCATCTATTGGCCCCGTCATATGCTGCCAGTCGAGCCATGTCGAAGGCAGTCCCCGTCATCATCGTGTCCCGACATGGGACACAAAAGGCTATCTTCATACTTTCCCTGGTCTAGTTCTAAAGTGTCTGTTCTCTGGGTCGTTCATCCACGCCCTGAATTTCTTCTCGTCTGCGATAGCAAAGCCTCGCATGATCCCTTGTTTGTTTAAGTCGTCAACCACCGCGAAAGGTAGTTGCGCGTAACGTGTCCACTCACCCCATCGCTCACGCTCGTCTGTCGCGTTATAGAGTGCTTTGTTCTGCTCGACAATATCCGTGATGTCTTGAGTTCGCTCAAAGACATACTGATCGTCTGCAACGTGAAATTTAGTTTTGAGCATAAAAAAAGGGAGGTTGTTACGCCTCCCTCTTTTTTACCACAGTTTTTGTTACGCTGTCTTGAGGTCAGCCAAGATACCGTGGGCAGCCTCGTTACGCATCTCCATCGTGAACTCAGCAAGGATCTGAGTTTTCTCCGAGTCACCAGTTTTGGCGAGCTCGTTGGTCTGGAAGGGACGCAGATAACCAATCGCTGCATACTCAGGATCAAGGATGAACGCATCACGGCTGCGAACGAAACGATCTGGAACTACAGAGATCGAACCGAAGTCGCTCAGGTACACATCTGCTGCGCCGATGATGGTCGTCGGTGCGTCAGAAGGAGCCATGTAGCGTTGTGCTGCGATACCAGCAAAGGCCGAAACGGTCTGCTTGAGTGCAGGGCCGACCACGAGGATCTTGGGGCTGCCGCCAGAGGTGTAAACCTGCTGCACGCCATCCTTGAGGATTGCCTCGGTGAAGGTGCGAGTCGTGCCATCCGAGCGAGTCGAAACACCGATGGTGGTGGGGTTAGCACCGTCACTGGTGTTGTAGTTCGAGTTGGTCTTAAGCCAAGACAAAAGCGAACCCATCTTGCGAGCCGTGGACGAGTTACCTGCGCTACGTCCTTGGTTAGCAGAAATGATCGTCTCTTGGTCACGCTTGAGTTCTTGCGAAGCCTTGGAAAGCTGATAAGCCTTCTCAGCGCGACGGCCTGCAAGATCAACGGCCATCATCGTTCCTGACACCTGGATCGTCTTGGAAACAATCTGAGTGTAGTTACCGAGACGGGTCGTTGGGCTGATGGTTGCCGCTGTAGCGTCGTCACCTTCAACCTGTGCGTTGTTGGTGGTTGCTGCCGCCAGGGTATCCGTCTGCCACTCGTGGTAGACAGCGGTAGCTTTCGTGCGAGCAAGCGACGAAAGGATAGGGGTCTCGGTCGGGCTGATGTTGTAGATAACATCGGTTAGATCTTCACGCTGACCGATAGCGGTAAAGGTCTGGAATGTACCTGAAGGAACAGTCATTTTTAACTCCTAATTACAAGAATCTTTCAAAAACCCTTGCAGCGTCCTGTCGACTACCTGTCTTTTTGAGACGCGCAAAGTCCTGTTTTGCTGCTTCTGACTGAATGGTCTTACCTGTGGCAGTCCCAGGCTTTAGCAACTTCGGAGCCTCCGTAACCTTTTTGGTTACCCCAGGCTTACTTTGTTGCAACTTCTGATACTGCGCGGCCATCCATAACGTCACCACGGCACGAGAGTCAGTCGCACTTGCAAGTTCTGCATCAGAGTAACCAATGCTCTTTGCAAACGCCCTTAAATCACTACGGACTTTCTCACCCTTCTTCGGATCGGCGTAGTCTGGGATTGCACTTGCAACCTTCTGCGCCTCTTCCGCAATCCGCCTCTCCATATGAACCTCTTGCTCGGCTTGTTGCTCTCTGGCAATGCGTTGCTGCTCGGCTCTCAACTGCTGGAGTTGCTTTTCTTGGCGAGTCATTTCCGCGACCTTCACCGCATAAGCTATCGGATCGGTCTCTTTCAAACTCTCAATATCCTCACCTTGCATCTGCTGGCTTAGGAACTGATCCATCACCTTCAGCCGCTCGGCGTAGGCATCTCGTGCCTGCTTTGCTTGCTCGACAGCGGCTTTCTCTGCCTCGACTGCTTTACGCTGTTCTGCAAGCGCGTTAGTTTTCTTATGGTAATCCGTACCCTTTTGGTAGCCTTCGATCAACTCTTGGAGGGTCACCTCGCGTTCTTCACCTGCGGCTTTCACCACAAAACGCTGTTCCTCCTCTTGAGCATCCTCTACTGCTTCCTCGGACTCAGATTCACTGACAGCAATTTCCTGTTCTTCTGACTGGGGTTCTGGTTGCTCCGCTGGAGTCCCACCACCATCCATCATCCCAAGAAACGCATTTGCCGCCTGTCCCACTGTCAAGCTAGTCCCTTGCGGGTTGCTGCTTTCCATAAACTAACCTCTACTTAAAAAGTTTGAATCGTCTCTTGTTCATCTCGCCTTCGGCGGCAACGGACTCAAGACGCGCTTTCACCTGACGCACTGCGCTAATCATGAGGTAACAGTCCTCGCGAAGCTCAATGTCGTCCTGATGACTATTGATAATACGCTCGATGTTGTCTTTTTCCAACTCAGCGAAGATTTCGTTCAGAAACTCATCGCCAAGTAAAGCCTTTGCTCGTTCCCATCGTTGGGTCATAAAAGTCCTTTGGCCTTCTTTTTAGGGATTCGTGACTCGTTGAGAGCCTCTAAGAAATCCTCGCCGTACTTATTGACAGCCTTCTTACGGATAACGTACTCACCTACTTGCAGGCTTCCGTATCCGTCGTCAGGATTGCTTGGATTTGGCCCAAGTAAACCCTTAACTTTCCCGCCTTTCTCGTAAGCGATATTGTCCTTGGTAATCTTGCCGCCATTCCACGCACCCGTTTCTTGAACTGGTTCGCCACCATACGTTTCTTTAGTCTGCGTTTCATAGGTTTGTTGCAGCGCAGTCTTATCAAAGATCCCAGGCTGGAATAATGGCTTAGTTCCGGTGACAGCAGGAACGCCAAACTCTAAGGACTGAGGGAGCAAACGTGTATATCCCGCTGCCCCTGACTTAAACATAAACGGGGCTTGCTGTGTTGGGCCAGCACCGTAGAAGAAGTCATTGGTTGGTGTCTTTAAGGATGTATTACCGCCGCCAACAGTAAACGGCACAAAGTTAGCAGTAGGTATCTGAACGCCACTTAAAGCAGTATCAATCACGCTAGCAGGCACATTCTGCGACATTGCGTACTGCCTAATCATCTGCGCCGATACGTTTGGATTGTCCTTAAATAGATTTTGTATGTACGGAATCATTTCTGCGCTTGTGTACGCAGATAAAGGCTTTGTATTGTTTACAGGCTGATTGACTACGGGTTGTTGTACAACCGGAGCCTTTGGAAAGTTAAGGCTTGCAACCAATGCAGCCATTTGGCTATCAGGTACGCCTTGTTGTCCTGCAAACACTCTGAACTCATCTGGCGTTAAATACTTACCAGCCGCTTGCTGCTGCGAGATCAGGTTCTGAGCAAACGGAACCATCTCTGTAAACGTGTAATCACCCATCGTTTTGTTTACGATGTTCCCAGAGGCATCTAACTTCTGCCAGGACTGTAGAGTTGGAGCAGTCACGGTTGTAGTTCCCTGGTTGACTTGTTGGTTTACTGTCTGATCTACCGTCTGATTATTTGTTGTCTGATTGACTGGCTGTGAAATCGTATTAACGACATCCGTTATGGTAACCGGCTTGATTGCGTCATCAACAGCCTTCAGCAGATTAGCGTCGGTTACACCCAAAGCCTTGAGCTTGTCGCTTCCAAACTTGTTCGAAACGTACCAATCAAACTGTTGCTGAGGTGTCATCACAAACCACGAAGAAGGCAAATTAACCCCAATGGCTTGCGCGTCTGTGCGTAGCTTCTGCTGTGCGTTTATTGCTGATTGATAGTTGTTCTTTTCTGCTTCACTGCTGAACGTAGTGCCATCTGTTGCCGTATAAACTGGAGGAGGTTGATAAACAGGTGGTGGCTCGTACGGAGGCTCGTAAGACGGTGGTGGTTCGTAAGACGGTGGTGGTTCTTCTTGCGGTGCTGGAGCAAAAACATCCGACACGGCAGACCTAGCCACATCAGGACTAAAACCTAACATGTTTGTTAGGCCAAAGTACAAAAGGGTGTCGGGGTTTGTGTTGGAGATTAGACCTTGATTGAGAAGGTACTGAACGTCTGCGCTGTTAGGGTTTGAGAAGTACTGATCGACAAACGCCCTAAGCTGATCGGTTGTATATCCGTTGTATGTAGCCATGATTTACCCTGGTATCTCGACGTTGCCAGTTATACCCGCCCCGACCTTCATCGCTTTCATCTGCGCTTCTGCCTCGAACTCCATACGCTTGAGTTCTAGCTCGGCTAAAGCCTTCTCTCTTGCAAGCTGAATATCGGCCATTGCCTTTTGACGCTTGATTTCAATATCTGCCTGAGCCTGCGCCATCATCATTTGAATAGCAGGGTCTGGGCCTTGTTGTTGTTGAGGTTGTGCAAGTGCAGCATCAACTTCTGGGCCTACAGGCTTAAAGAACTCTGCTGAATCTGGGAACCCTGCTGCCTCAATAAGTTTCCCTAAGACTGATCTGTACTGCGAGACACTCACTAAAGGATTGTTCGGGCCGTACGCTTGAATGATCTGCTCTTGCTTGGACAGAACCATTGAGAGCATTGCCATCTTTTGCTCCATGCTCCCAGTGCCAAGTCCGACATTCACTGACACATCGTACTGGTTCGACCACTCTCTTGGGTCGTACTGAATGTACTGCCCACGCATCCGAATCAAAACTGCTTTGTCCTGGTACTTGCATAAGAGGTGTAAGAGTCCTTTGAATAAGTCTTTTACGCCTGTTTCTGCAAAGATCCTAGCGATGAGTTCGATCTTGCC